GAATCAGCAAATAAGTTATATTCCACAGACCCGACTAAATTTGCTACTACTTTTGCGAAGTCTTTGAATAAGTTAAAACCTCGTGAATTAGCGATGACTTTGGATAACTTAAAAATAGGATCACAAGAAACTATTAAAGTTGTTGGAGCTTTGGGAAGTGGATACGAAAAACTTGCAAAAGTTCAAGGTATTTCAAATAAAGCATTTGCAGATGGAACTTCAATAAATGCTGAGGCGGCCAAAAAGAATAATACAATGGCTGGTAAAATTGAAATGGCTAAAAACAACATGGAGGCTTTATCAATTACAGTAGGTACTCAATTAGCTCCAATTTTAGGAAAATTAATTGACAAGATAACTCCGATTATAGAAAAGTTTGGAAAATGGGCAAATGATAATCCTGGATTAGTTACAACTATTGCTAATGTTGGAATTGCTTTATTGGTAATGTCTGTAATTATAAAAGGAGTTACAATTGTTACAACTATATTTCAGGGCGTTATGTTTCTTTATTCTAATGCTGCAAAAGCCGTTACTGTTGCTCAATGGTTATGGAATGCTGCAATGTATGCAAATCCAATAGGTTTAGTGATTGCTGGAGTCGTTGCTTTAATCGGATTTATTGCTTTGATAATTGCTAAATGGAATGAATGGGGTGCTGCATTGGCTATTTTTTTAGGACCATTAGGGTTAGTAATTTCTTTGATACAGTCTTTAAGGCGTAATTGGGAAATGGTGACTAAAGCCTTTTCAACTGGTGGTATATTGGCTGGAATAAAAGCAATTGGAATGGTTTTATTAGATGCCGTTTTAATGCCAGTTCAACAATTATTGGAGTTATTAGCAAAAGTTCCAGGTATGAGCGAGTTAGCTGCTGGAGGTGCTGCAAAAATACAAGCTATGCGTGAAAGCATGGGTACTTTAGAAGCTCCTGAAGGAAAACAAGCAAAAGCAACCGCAAACGCTACTGTTAATGGTAAGGTAGGAATTGAAGTTTCTGCAAAAGGTGGCGCGCAAGCCAAAACAACAAGCAGTTCAGGCGGTGGAATACCAGTAAAAGTAACACCAACTCAAGGGGCGTTTGGTAAATAATAAATTTCAATTATGAGTAATACAAAAGATATAAATTTACATGAATCTGGAAGCGGTGGCGAAATGGCTATCGTTTCCAACGATTTATTGATGGGAGAGGTATTGTTCCAACAAGTTTATTTAGCTTTATTTGGGGGCAATGTAGAGGCGAATACGATAGGTAATGAACTTGTTTCAGAGGAACGTTTTGATTACTGGGCAAATCCTTTGTTTTTTGCAGAAACTCCGAGTAAGCAATTTAATTCTAATACGGAACGTGAATTGCAAAAGGTGGTTTTAAATACTGCTGGACGTTTGAGAATAGTTCAAGTTGTAAATGAAGATTTGAGTTATTTAACTATTTTATTAAATTATAGCGTTGACGTTCAATTTGTAGGAACAAATCATATTAGAATAATTGTTAACTTTACACAGAAAGGAACTCAGGAAAATAGAGTTTTACAAATGGTATATGATAATGCCAAAGGAGAATTAATTATTGAAAAAACAATTTAAAAAATGAGAGAGATACCAAGTGTAAATGATTTGAAAGACGCTTTAGAAAATGACTTCAAATCAAAGTTAAATCTATCGAGTACTGATTTAAAATATGTGCTAGATGCTATGGATAGCGTTTTGGCTATGCAGTTTAAATTGATGTATTTGTTTTTATCAGATATTCAGAATGAGATATTTCCAGATACGGCTACTATTGAGGCAAATGGTGGAACTTTAGAGCGATTAGGTAGAATTTATTTGAATAGAAATCCACGTCCGGCAACTGCTGGAATTTTTAATTTAGAAGTTACTGGTACTGCTAGTTCTGTTTTACGAACTGGATTAACTTTTAAATCAAATGAAAACTCCTTAAATCCTAGCCAATTATATGTTTTAGACAACGAATATACTTTGACTGGTACTGATGATATTATTGAGGTGCGTTCGTTAGGTGGTGGAACTGAATTTGATTTAAATGTAGCTGATGAATTGACTATTACGGAGCCAGTTTTAGGCGTTAATAGTTTGGTTGTGGTTGATGAAGTTATTGAACAACCTAGAGCAAGTGAAGACATTGAAGTTTATCGACAAAATATTTTAGACGCTATTCAATTAGAGCCTCAAGGTGGTTCGAAAACTGATTATCGTTTATGGAGTGCCGATGCTCAAGGAGTAAGAAAAGTTTATCCATACGTAAGAAATGATGATGCTGGATTTGTTGATGTTTATGTTGAGGCTACAATTTCTGATAGTACTGACGAACACGGAACTCCAGACCCGACATTATTAACAGATGTTTTAGCGGTTATAAATTTTGATCCAGACGATACCAAACCATTAAACGAAAGAGGGCGTAGACCAATACAAGCAAATGTTGAAACTTTACAAATTGAAATAACTCCAGTTGATGTTACAATTAATGGATTAGTTGATTCGAGTGCGTCGGTTCAATTGGCAATTCAAAATAATATCGAAACATTTTTGTATGATGTACGCCCTTATGTTGCTGGAGCAGATTTACCACGTGACAAAAATGATATTCTTTATTCTGCTAGATTGCAAAGCGTTGTTACAGATGTTTTAGATAGTGCGAATTTCTTCAACACTTTAGAAATGGAAGTAAACGGAGTTCCAGTTTTAAGTTATGAGTTTAATTTAGGCTTTATTCCGTATTTGAGAAACTTAAATTTTGCTTAATATGTATGAGGTAACAAATTTTAGTACAAAGCACGGATTAAGCACTCCACACGGTTCAAAAACCCCGCATAGGATGCCAACTATTCCTGGTGAAAATTTAGGTGATATAATGAGTGGTTTAGCTCGTCAATTATATCCAACTGGTAGAGCGTGGTGGATGCAAAAGAATGGTGTATTTAATAATTTGCACAACGCTATTAATAGAAGTTTTATACGAGTTATTGAAGATTCAGAAGCAACTTTAGATTCTGTTTTTCCTGATAGTGTAAAGTTTGATGAAAATGATTGTGAACTTTGGGAGTATCGTTTAGGATTAATTACTAATACTAGTTTAAGTTTAGAATTTAGAAGACAAGCCATTGCTAGAAAAATGGCTTTTCCAAGTAATATAAAAGCTCGACAAAGTAGAATTTTTATTGAAAGTCAATTGCAGTTAGCTGGTTTTGATGTTTGGGTTCACGAAAATTTATTTCCGTATAAAACTCCAGATGATGTAATTGCGATTAGTTTGGATTTAGTTCAGCACGGAGGCGATACTCAACATGGATTAGGAACTCAACATGGATTTAGTAATTATGATGTAATTGCAAATGAAAATGTTACTAACGAGAGTTACTCAATAGGTTCTAATTTATGGGCTACTTTTTTTATAGGTGGTGAAACACTTGGAGAAGTTGCTAATATTCCATCGAGTAGAATTTTAGAATTTAAGGAATTAGTATTGAAATTGAAACCAGCTCACACTGTGGCATTCACATTTATAAATTATGTTTAACTTTGAAAAAAAATAAAAATGAGAAATAAATCGAATTTAGCGAATATTATTATCGATGCAAATTATCCTTATGGACGTATAAAAGATAATACTGGAGCTGGTGATGGTACTCCAGTAAACGAGTTTGTGTATGGCGACATTCAGCAATTCTTTGCCAAACTTATTACATTGGCTGGAATTGTTCCAAATGATTTGCCAGATAATGAAATCAATCAATACCAAACCATTCAAGCATTAAAGGAATTTGCCTCTAAAAACAATTACATTCAAAACATTAGTTCGGTAACTGGTGTATTGAATGTTTCTGCAAAATTAGGATTAATGAATACTGATGAGTTTTTAGTTTGTAAAGCTTCAGTTGATTTAGGTGTAGAAACTCAAATTAAAGGCACAGATGGAACAACTTTTACAATTACAACAATTGGCACGTTTAAAACAAATGAGTACGTTAGATTAATTAAAACGGCATCTACAATAGTTTTGGTTAGAATTTCAGATAGTGCGAGTTTAGATTTAATGGTTTCAGAATTATTGTATTTGAAAAAAGCGAGTCAAGCTCAAGAAAATGCGGGTACGGTTGATACTTTTGCAACAACTCCATTAGTAAATAAAGTTACTTTTACGCGTAGAGTTATTGGTGCTGATTCTGGTTATTATTTAGCAAAGCCGACTGGTGATATTGATGCTAGAAATGCCGTCATCATCGGCGGCAAGAGTTGTGGTCCCGAAATCAGCCGGCAGAGGCGCAACACTCAATTCGAATGGTTGTCATTTCTTCGCCAATCTGATTTCTTCGCCTTTTTCTTTGAGCTTTTCCTCTTTGATGACCCGACGCCCTGCTTGCCTATGAAGGCGCGCGGCCCGCACGCCGTCAAGGTGGATGGAATACCGGCAGCGCCAGCGGCAATAGCGAAATCGGCGTTTCAATGTCCAAGCTGCGCGACAACGCCCGCGACCTGTGCCGCAATAACTCCTATGCCCGCAAAGCCAAGCGTGAATGGGCCAAGCGCGTTGTGGGAACGGGGATCACGCCAAGGCCAAACACGGGCAAAGAGGCGACCGACAAAGCTATCATGGCGCTCTGGAACCAGTGGGTAAGGCAGTGCTGCAGCGACAGCCGCCTGAACTTCTACGCCCTCCAAAAGATGCTCGTCGGATCGGCCTATGAGAGCGGCGAAGTATTGGTACGCCTATGGGATCGCAGGCCGGAGGACGGGCTGAATGTCCCGCTGCAGATTCAGGTCGTTGAGGCGGATTTCATCGACAGCTATAAAACCCTGAAACTGACCAACGGCTACATCATCCAAGGCGTTCAATTCGACGCTATTGGAAAGATCTTGGGGTATTGGCTCTACGGCAGTCACCCCGGCGAGGTTGTAGCTACAAGCCTCCGCGATTCCACAACGAGCAAGTTTATCCCGGCGCAATACATCCTCCATCACCTTGAACTTGATCGCCCTGGCGACGTTCGCGCCGTTACTCAACTCGCATCGGTCATAGCGAAACTACGGGATCTTGATGAATACGAAGACGCGGAACTGATGCGCAAAAAAGTCTGCGCCTGTATGACGGCGATCTTTACGCAACCGGAAGGAAGCGATGGGCCGACAATCGGAACGGTAACGACGAACGATGCGGGGCAGCGACAAGAGGCATTAAATCCCGGCACGTTCGTCTATGCCCCGCCCGGCTTCGACGCGAAGGCATTCACGCCTGCCGATTCCGGCGATTATTCCGGATACAAGAAAACGGAACTGCGCGAAATATCCGTAGGGGCCAAGATCCCCTACATCATCCTCGACGACAATATGGAGGCCGTCAACTACTCGTCCTTCCGTGGCGGCATGTTGTCCTTCCGTGAAGACATCGAAGAATACCGCTGGAATTGGCTGATCCCTCAAGTCCTCGATCCGATCTATCGCCGCTTCATCGATAAATGCTTCGTTATGGGCTTTATCAACGAAGCCAACTACACCGTGAATTGGGATCCGCCGCCGTTCGATCTCCTTGACCGCAAGGCGGAAGCCGAGCGTCAAAAATGGCTGCACCGCCACCGCTTCCCGGAGCGCTATGTATGACCAGCCCATCAACAGAACAGGTCCGCGCGCTGATTGATTATGGCAAGGGCGAGGTTTCCTTTTACGGCAGATGCAGCGGGCCGACTAGCCATGCGGCGCTTGATGCTCTCGAAGTCCAATGCCATTGTGGCCCGGTATTGTTCGGCTTCGTATTCGTTCAGGCTTACCCAAAGGTGCACCACCCGCTCTAATG